ACCGCAGAGGCCAGTTTCGCCTGCGCCGACTTCAGCTTCGACGCCACGGTGAGGCGCTGCCCGGTGACCCGCAACAGCGCCGCGTTCTCGTCGCTCAGGGACCGGGACAGCTTGTCCTGGCCGTAGCGGATGAGCGCCTTCGTCAGGCCCTGCAGCTGCGTCTTGACGGCGGGCGTCGCCTGCGCGATGCCGGTGATGAAGCCCTGGATGACGGAGCGGCCGGCCGGGGTCAGGAGCGTCTTGTCCTTCTTGGCCGGACCCTTCCAGTCGGGGAGCTTGTCGGTGAGGCTGTTCAGCGTGGCCTTGACCTCGCCGATCTTGTCCTCGATGCCACGCTTCAGGCCGTCAATGATCGCCTGACCGGCTCCGCGCAGGAGCCCGCCGAGGTCGCCGAGTGCGCCCGTGATCTGCCCGGGGATGCCGCGGATAAACCCGAGGACGCCGGAGAATGCCGACGACGCGGCGCCCTTCAGCGCGCCCCAAGCCTTCGACCATGCGGCGCCGAGGGCGGTCATGGCGACGGAGATCACGGCCTTGAGGACCGTCATGGCCGCCGAGACGACACCCTTGATGACCTGCCACGCGCCGGACACGATCTGCTTGATGCCAGCCCACGCGCCAGACCAGTCGCCCTTGATGAGCGAGGTCACGGTCTTGATGACGCCCTGGATGATCTTCAGGGCCCCACCGATGACGGTGACCACGGCGCGGAAGATGGCCGCGATGAAGGTCATGATGTTGGAGCCCCAGCGGTTCCACACCACGGAGATGAGCGTGGTCACCTGCGTGATGACGGTGCGGATCAGGCCGAGGGCGGTCACGATGATCGTCCCGATCTGGCCGAAGATCGCACGGATGGCGGGCATCATCGGGCCGATGCGGGCCATCATCCCGGTCACGAACGCCTGCACGATGGGCAGCGCCATGACGACGAAGCCGCGCACCGCTGTGACGATCGCCATGACGGCCGGGACCACCTGCCCGCGGACGAACGCCACCATGCTCGAGAACGCGCCGGTGATCGCCGCGGGCCCGCCGCCGGACATGAAGGAGGCGAACAGGCCCTTGACGGCCGGCACGAGCACGCCGAGGAGCGCCTGACCCAACGGCTGCGCGACCGCCCAGAAGGCCTTGAAGAAGCCGACGAGGCGACCGCCGGCGCCGGTGCCGTCCTGCATCCCAGAGATGAAGCCGGAGAGCGCGGGGATGATCTTCGTCGTCAGAAACCCGGCGACCTTGTCGATGGTCGGCAGGAGCGCCGTGCCGATCTGCTCCTTGAAGTTGCCGAACGCCACGGCAAGCTTCTCGCCGCCAGTCGCCGACGCGGCAGCAGCGCCACCGACCTGCGACTGGACCTCCTTGAGGATGATCTTCTGCGCGTCGAGGGTCTTGCCCGAGGCGACGAGCGTCTTGATCTGCTTCTTCTGCTGGTCGGTGAACGTGACGCCCGAGCGACCCAGGGCGGCGATGCCCTTGATCGGGTCGTTGAGCGCCTTACCGAGCTGCTTGCTCGCGCCGTTGAGGTCGCCGAAGCCAGCCGCCGACAGGTCGGCCGCGGCCTGCGTGGCCTGGTTGAAGATGTCGTTGCCCTTGCCGGCCTCGTTGCGGACCTTCTTGAAGGTCAGCAGGAGGTTCGCGCCGGACTGGATCGCCTCGTCGTCCATGCCGGTCTTGTTGCTGATCGACGTGGCGAGGTCGCCCACCTGCGCGGCGGTGATCTTCGCCGCGCCGCCAGTGGACTTGATGATGGAGGTGGTGAGGGCGCCGACCTTCTGCGCCTCACGGGCCTCGGCGATGGAGTCCTTGAGGAACCCGCCGATCTTGGCTGCGGCGAACAGGCCCGCAGCCGCACCGGCCATCGCCTTCGTCGCCGGCAGGAACGTGGACGCGAGGCCGCCGCCCAGACGCTTGCCGCCAGTACGCCCAGCCGACGTGAGGTCGCCGCCGATCTGGGACTGGATGCCCTTGCCGAACCCCTTCGCGGAGGGGATGAGGCTCACATAAGCGGAGGCGACTTCAGCCACGACGACCTCCTCTGATCTGAGCCGCCTCCTCAGTGGAGGGGGATGCGTTGGCGCGGTGCGCCGCGAGGGCGGCGTCGAACTCGGCGCGCGACAGGGCGGTGCCCCACCGGACCGGCTTGGGGTCCCACGGGGCGGGCAGTACCCGCAGCGACGGCTTGCGCTGCGTCTTCGTGGCGACGAAGTTGGAGCTCATGGCGTGCAGTGCCATCCACTCCGGGGTGGCCGGGTAGTCCCAGCCGGCGAATGCCGCGCCCACCTGCGACGACGGGTCGCTCACGAGGATGCCCGCCAGCCGGATCGCCTCGCCCCAGCTCATGCGTCGGGTGCCGACTTTCGAGAGGGGCATTCGGAAGCGGGTGCGCCAGTCGTACTCGAACGCGGCGCGGTGCTCGTCTACTTGCTGGACGAGCCCGCGGATTCCCCCAGGCTTGCACCGCTCAGGGCCTGATACTCGTCCTGCCAGGTGGCGAACATCGCGGCGAACTCGTTGGCGTCCATGTCGTCGATCGCGTCAACCTGGTCGGGCGCGATGGCCTCGATCATCTTGAACATGCCGGCCGCGTCGAGGTCCACGTCGCCGAGGGCGCGCAGCACCTTCATGCGGACCCGCATGGGAATCACGACCTCGACGTCGTCCTCGGTGACCCAGGCGAACGACTTGCCGTCGATCTTGTACGGGTGGCCCTGCTTCGTCTTCTTGGTGGGCATGCGCGTGCCTTCTTTCGTGAGCGCGGATGAGTAGCGCGGATGGGGTGAAACACCGGCCGGGGCTCCGCGCAGAGACCCCGGCCGGTGGACTGGGTCACGACTTCAGGCGGGTGTCCCACACCTTGGCGTTGCCGCCGATGCCGGAGTCCGGGTAGGTCGTGATGGTGACCTCGAAGCCGATCGCGTCGCCGCTGGCGTAGGAGGTGTCACCGAGCTCGGTGACCTCACCCTGCGGGACGTAGATGCGCTTGATGTTCGCGCCGTCGACGATGTCGATGACGAACGACTTGCGGCCACCCGTCGAGGAGGGGGTGATGACGTAGGAGCCGTCGCTGACCGACTGGGTCACCGTGACACCCAGGGCGGTCTCGACGACAGCCTTGGTGGTCTCGATGAGGGTGAAGTTGTAGGTCAGCGCGGAGTCGGTGACGACGGTGCGGACGGTGGCGCTGTTCTGCCACGCCTTGATGTCGTCGGTCGAGCGGTCGTGCGACTCGGTGATGCCGTCCTCGGAGATGTACCCGAGGCCGACGAAGCCAGCCGCGAGGGCCGTGCTCGTGTTCGTGGGGGCCGCAGTGGCGGTCGGGCCGACGGAGACCTCACCGGTCACCGCAACGCCTGCGTTCGCGCTGTTGAGCGCCATGTGATTCCTCCTGGGAAGGGTCGGCGGCTGGACCGCCTATGGGGTGGAACGCTGTGCGCGCAGCGGGTGGGGCGGTGTTACTTCTTCGGCTCCTCGGGAGCCTTGACGCCGGGCTTGGTCTCCCAGCCCTGCGTCAGGTACATGGGCACGTCGGCGGCCTCGCGCTCCAGCTCGAGGTCGGAGTCGGGGTGCGTCAGGTGGTAGGCCATGGGTTCTCCTAGAGAGCGGAGCCGCGGGTCTGCAGCTCGACGGACAGGAACTTCTGGGGCTGCGAGTCGTCGGGGATCGCCTGCGGGCCGGACAGGCTCGTAGCAGCCACCACGGGACCGTTGCCCGGGGAAGCGACGAGGAGCGCCTGCACGAGGCGCGCCAGGTCGGACGCGGTCTGCTCGTCGTCGTCCCACACGCGCACGGACAGGCGGGGGAACTCGAAGAGGCCACGCTGCGGGCCACCGTCACGGCGGACCACGATGGTCTTGCGTCGGTTCGCAGAAGGCTTCTTGTTCGACACGAACGCGCCGGCCGCGTAGGGCTCAGGGCGTGCCGCGAGCGCAGCGCGCAAGTAGCCGGTCGACCAGAGCTCCACGTCGGGGAAGATGACGGCGGCGGGTTGCAGCGTCATCAGGCACCCCCAGCGGCGTCGAGAGAACGGGCCATGTGCCCGGTGCGGGCCTCCACTCCGAGGGAGTGGTCGGAGTCAGCGACGACTCGCACGACGGCGCGGTCGGTGGTGGCCTGCTCGAGGTGGATCGAGTCGCGGTGCTCGCCGGACGATCCGACCGGAGCGGACGACACGGCGGCGGACTCGACCCGCTCCATGCGGCGCGTCAGGTCGGCACGGACGTCGTCGCTGTTGAGCAGGTCGCGGATGCCGTCGTAGTTGATCTCGACCCGGACGGTGGTCATCCTGCGGTCCTGCTGGTCTGCACGATGATCCCGGCCAGGCGGGCGCCCATGTGCCACTCGGCAGGCTCGCCGATGATGAGGTAGACGACCCCGCGGACGCGGACGCGGTTGGCGGCGGTGATCGGTGCGGGTGGCGTCTCCTGCACGTACAGGGTCCACCCGGACGTGACGGCGTTGCGCGCGTCCTGCACCGGCTCGCCCGAGGGGCGCGGCTCACACAGGACGTTGCGGAGAGTGACCTCAGTCGGGGTGTCCCACGACTCGACCTGCTCCTCGCTGTATGGGTCCAGCTTCGTGCCGGCACTGAGGAGCTGAACGTCCTCGCCCTGGATCACAGCTTGTACCTCGCCAGGGCGTCCTTCTCGTGCTGGAGCAGCGAGACGCCGCCAGCCACGTTAAAGCCGGTCTGGGAGTAGGACTCGGAGAAGGGGCCGACCTGTCGGCGCACGACGCCGTCGGGCGATGCCTTCGCGCGCGCTGCGACCGCGAGGACCACGGCGCGCACGTCCTCGGGGATGTCGGGGAAGCCGTGGGTGATGCTCGCGGTGATGCTGCGGAGACGGCCCGACCAGGGCCACGCGCGCCACAGCTGGCCGATGCTCGACCACTCGTAGGAGGTGGCGTCGAGCAGGTAGCCGTCCTCGATGACCGAGGAGACGGCGGTGACGTGCAGGGACGGCAGGGACACGAACCCGTGCCCGCTGCCGTCCACTGTCACGTCTTCGGTGACGCTCGGGGTGATGTGCCACCCACAGAAGCGGCGGACCTCGGCCGTCGCCTGGTCGATCAGCGTCTGCTCGTCGCCGGACGTGTAGGAGCCCAGGTCGTCAGTCGTTGCGATCGGACCAGCCGACATGACTTCAGCCCTTCTTGTTGCTGGCGGCGCGCGACTTGTTGGCAGGGGCGGCGGCCTTCTTGGCCTCGAGCCCGCGAGCCTTCGCGTCCGCGTCGGAGAGGCGCAGCGTCGTCTTGACGCCGTTGACCTCGACCTCGTAGTCGTTGAGAGCCATGTCGGTTCCCTTCGTCGGTATTGCCGGTGCGATGAAGATGCCCACCGTGGAGGTCGCCTGCCCGCAGGCGGCATGTGCAGCCCCGCACAGCGGGCAGGCGACCGGAGCCATCAGAGGCCGGTGACGGTGACGAACGCGGAGGGGCGCGTGACGGCGAACGCCACACGCTCCTCGCCGAGGATCGCCACGAGGTTGCGGATGAAGAAGTCCGCGTGGCTGTCGGTCATGGTGACCGACGCCTGCTCACGGTCCCAGAGGACCGCCTTGGAGAAGTCGCCGACGAGGCCGGTGCCGGCCGTGATCGCCTCGGACTCCACGATCGGCATCCCCCACAGGGTGGCGGGGCCGGTGCCGAAGGGGCCGTTGCCGTAGAAGCGGTTCTGGCTGTCCTTCTTGGTGTCGACCTTCTCGGCGTCGGCCGGGTTGAGGACGACGGCGGTGGGGTTGACGCGGCCCACGGTCTTCGCCATGCGCTTGGCCGTGCGGAACGAGCCGAACCAGGTGGCGTCGTTCGTGGCGACGGCGGCCATGGTCTGGATGCCGGAGGTGCTTAGGATGCCGGTCAGGTTCTGGCCGGTGCCGTTGCCGGTGAGCATCTGGGTCTCCTCGGCCTCCTTGAGGTCGGCCACGAGCTCGTCGTTGATGAGCCCCTCGAGCTGGGCCACGTCGGCGAGCGCGCGCTTGGTGACGGGCACCCACTCGGCGATGGTCTTGACCGTGGCCGTGGCCTCGGCGAACGCCCACGCGCCCTCGGGCTTGTAGCCGCCGTTCGCGTCGAGGGTGAGCGCGGCACCGGACGAGGCACCCGTGGTCGGCGCGGCCGAGGAGGTGGCCTCCGCGACGGGA